TGTATGGGGGTCTCCTTATTTGTACCGTTTTATTAGGGTGAGTTAAGGAAATATAAGGACAACCTTTAGATATGACCAAAAGTAGCTAGAAATACTTGCTTTTCCTGACATTCTATTATAAAATAGTCTGAAGCATCAAATCGAATCAATGACTTACAAGCACCCTGAGAGAGTTTTGGAGAAACTCACTGATGAGGAATGGGTAGAAATGATTGCTATCAAGCAGGCCATAGCAGAAAATCCTTCATCAGTTCATCCGAGAAAAATGGAATACTTTACCGAACTACTAGTCCGTTCGGATACCATTTATACAAGGAGAGTATCATGAGTGGGGATACAGGAATAGAAGAGCAACCACTTGTTTTTTATTCCAATGAAATGACCGAAGCTAAGAGAATTTTAATTAATAAGCATCGGATGTTAAAAATTAGTGGAGTTTATGTAAAAGAAAGGTGGAGAACAGGTAGTCCTATGCAGGGATAAATAATAAAAAAGCCTGACGGAAATGAAGCTTGTTGATGGAATTATTAATGAGAACGGTACGTCCTTTGTAGGGAAGGACGGTTTCTTTTGGTGGGTAGGAGAAGTTGAAGACAACGAAGACCCTATGGAATTGGGTCGTGTAAAAGTTCGTGTTCTTGGATACTATACCAGTTTTGATGGTGGTACTACTTCAGATCTACCTACAACTGGATTGCCTTGGGCAACAGTATTACAGCATACTTCTCAAGCAGGAAATAATGGTCAAGGTGAAAGTTCAGGACAATTACAACCTGGAGCAATAGTTTTAGGATTCTTCTTAGATGGTGAGATGGCACAGATGCCTATGGTATTGGGTGTCATGCGTGTTAATAAGTCAGAAATTACCAAAAATCAATCTTCCTTTGCATTTACAGATCAGGATATAGTTCCTGGAACCTCTATTAATAATTCTGCTGTTCATCCCGCAGAAAGAAATACTATTAAACCTACTGCACCATTAAGGCAGTCGGATAATAATTCTGTTGCAATACCTGGAAATAAATTAAGTAATGTTGGTGGTAGTGGATCACCTAAGAATGTTGGATTGGGTATATTAGGTGGAACAACTAATCCTATTAAACCTTCCACACCCACTAAACTTATACCTGCTGCTCATGGTGTTGGTGGTCCTTGGAAGACATTAGAATATAAATTATCATATTTAATAGAAGATCTTGCTAATACCTCAGCAAATTTAGTTAAGATTGACAAAGATACTTACTTAGATATTGTTATTGGTTCTTATATTAAGAAATCCGATTTAACTAAAAAGATTGATGACTACTTGAATGTTATATTCACTCAAGTAATATCTGCTATGCGTCAATCCTTAGCAAATCTAGCAACTAATTTGAAGGTTGATAATATTCTGAAGAACTCTTCGGGATTACCATTTGCTGCATATAATGTTATTCAACCAGAGGTTACTAAGATATTAACTTCATTGTGTGCTTTAGATGCTAACATTGCTACGTACAAAGCAGCACCAATGTCAACGATTAATACCTATCTGGATAGTTTCCTAGCAGGTGTTGATGATAAACCAACTTTAGTTAAGAAGACAGTTAATACTGTTGTTGCAGATATTGTTAAAGATTCAGCGAAGATCATAACTGGTGTTGGTGATATTGCTAAGAGTGTTAAGACAACTGTTAGTGGTATTGGAGAAGCAACTAAGATTATTGATGAGTGGGAGAAAGGAAGTGGAATATATGAATTAAATACAAATCTCTTTGAAACAGTAAATACAAATCTTACTGGGTTGATGAAACTACTGACCAAATTTACAAGTAGTAACTGTAATAGGTCTTCAGCGACAACATCGTCCGTTGGGTGGTATCCTTTATATGGTATTACTACTACAGTGAAGGATGTGTATGGTACTATGTTTGATCAGGCAGATCCATATCTTACTTCTTCTAAGAACCATATTAATGGTTCATATGAATTATATCTTGGAACACCTGGTCGTCAGGGTGAAGTCCATAAGAAATCAAATGGAACAACTCATACATCAATTGCTTTTAATGATGCTCATTATTATGAGAAGAAGATTAGAGATGATTTAAGAAGTCAAATACCAGAGGAAGAGTATGCTGCTATTAGTTCTGATGTTATTGAAGCAAAAGTAAAAGAATATGTTGATAAGAATACTAATAATAAAGGGGATATTGGTGGTTTAATTGCAGATCATGTTTCTTATGCTGGAGCATTAACTCAAGAAGTTCATGGTGATGATTGTAAATTGGTTAATGGTTCTTATGTTAGGACTATTGACGGTGACTATCATTTAAAGATAACTGGTAACTGTCATATAGAAGTTGGTGGAGGTTTCTTCCTTAGTGCTGAAGGTGCTGGATCTACTACACCACAGAAGAATACTATTAAATTTGGATCTGATACTGATATGAATGTTGTTGGTGCTAAGTTTGAATTACAAGGTGCAGAGTGTAATGTGGCATCTATTTCTACTAAGATAACAGGACATTTATTTGAGAATTCTTCTTATCAACAGACTATGAGTGCGGTAGAACTATCACTTACTGCTGATAATTCAATTGAAATGGTAACACCTCATTTATTACAACTAATCAATATTGAAGAAAATGCAACACCTAAGAAACTGACTGGTATCCGTACCATTGTTTCTGGTGGGTGGGATACTCAGATCAATCCATCAGATGTTAAGGGATATAGAATTTCCTTGACTTCTACACGATCTTCCTATAACCTGCCAGTGACGGACAATCTATTTACTGTCACAGTGGCAGACGCAGTTCGGTTGACAACCGCATAGGACTCTGCTATACTATGAAAGTAAACAACGAGGCATACCATGTCTAACGCATTAAAAGGAGCACCATCTGAGGTTCTTGAGCATGTATTCGTAAACCTATCTAAAAGACAGGTTACCTTGCTAGACGAAGAGGGTTACACACAAGATGTGAACTTTAAGTTTGATGATGAGGGAGCAGAAGGATTCGCTGAGGTAGTTTCTACTCTCAATGAGAATCTAACAGAAGAAACATTGACAATATATGACTGATATTCAAGATATAACAGAAGAGGAGGCAGTTTCAAACCTGCCTTTTCTTTTGGCTATGACTCAAAGAAATCGTACTGTTTGGAGAATTAAAAGTCCTAACGGTGCGATTGCTTTACTATCACCAGTTTTACAATCTGGACCTCCTGTAGATAAGGAAGTCTTGGAGACTGTTGAGGACTTCAGGAAAGGTTTTATGGAGAACACTCCTGAAGATGCAAAAGTTGACACTACGGCATAAATATCTTATAATATGCTAGTGAACGAGGCAGACCAATGCGTCTTAAACGCCATGAAACTCCTAGAAAGCAAGGACGCAACTTAAAATCTAAGTTAGCGTCTGCTCGTTTGCGTCAACTCAAAAAACAAACCAAGATGTTTATTAAGAAACTCTATGAAAAGGACATTTGAGTCTATAGACAAAAAAGGTCGTCAAACGACTTGGGAATGGGAGGAAACTCCTGAAGTTCTAGCAGCACTAGAACGATTACACAATGACATTAAGGAGGAAAAATCCAATGACTGATTTGAGAGTAGTTCCATCTATCGATCCTGTAGGAGTGGATAGAAGAGAAAGGTTGTACGAAATTTTTGGGGATTATATTAACGATAAAAACGTTAGTCCCAATGAAGCATATGAAGAGTTATTGTCAGAAGTTGAAGGTTGGATTAAATTCCATAGTGATAGTTTAGAGAAAGCGAGTGATCTGTATAATTTACTTTTAAATCAACAGAGACAAAAGGTAGGTTTATCAGACTGATTCCCTTATAAATAGACAAGTAGCCAATAGTGTGATTATTCCGTGGGAACTAAAAAGATATCTCAGTTAGAGACAATATCAGACGCTAATTTGTCGGGAGAAGCGATTCTTCCAGTGGTTGTGTCTGATCCATTGATACCCAATAGAAAAGCAAAAGTAAATCAATTATTCAAAGGAGTTGCTCAGGGAACCAAAGCGTCCCCTGGTCTCTCCTTTGACCTTGATAGGGACAGTGGATTGTACCAATCAGCATATGACCAATTAGGTATTGCGTTTGGTGATGGTGGATTCTATATGTCTAGAATCGTCAATAGTGCAACGAGTACATCATTGTATATTGCTGCTGTTGATGATGTGGCAGATAATGCTGATATAGTATTCTCACCAAAAGGATCTGGATCTGTTAAAGTAACAGGACAATTTGAAATTGATGACTCAGCATTTGTTTTGACAGATGCACAAGGTCCGAAAGCAAGATTTGAAGTAAGTAACGTAGGAACTGGAACGGCTACAAGAATTTTCACATTCCCCGCAATTACTTCTGGTAATGGAACAACAGTTGTTGGATCGGATACTACACAAACTTTAACTAATAAGACTATCCTTATTGATGAGGATAATTTTGTTATAACTGATAATACTGAGGAAGCAATATTTCAGATTAATTGGTCAATCACTTCTGGCACTAGGAGATCATATTTCTTACCTGATGCTGGTACAGTAACTACAACTTCTGAACCAACTGCAACTGTATCTACATTACTTGATACAAAAGCAGAGCAAACTACTTTAAATAAGACTCTTGTTAGTCCTAAGTTTGCTGCAACTGCTGACTCTACGTTTAAGGCAACAGTTGATGCTTCTGCTCTGACTGCAAATAGAAATGTTACACTTCCTGATACCAATGTTACTGTCGTAGGAACTGATTCAACTCAGATTTTAGAAAACAAAACAATTAAAAATTTAATTCTTGCTGATGATACAGATATCACTAAGAAATTAAACTTTGATTTATCTAATCTTAACACAACTACTAATAGACAATTAACTTTCCCTGATACTAATAACCTAAATACTACTGCTAGTGAAAGTAACGAAATTACTCTTGCTAAAGCAACTCAAACTTTAGAGAATAAGTTTTTAGTTAATTCAGGTTTCCAAAAACCTGCAGCAGGTGGTGGACAACAATCTAAAGTTACTATAGATACTAGTAATATAACTGCTGATAGGAGTATTAAGTTCCCAGATGCAGATGCTACACTACTATCAACACAAAACGTTGCTCTTGAAGATGTCACCTTTGGTGCTGGTATTGGAGCTAACAACCTAACGGGGCAAACTCGTTTACAACAATTCTTTTACGCAGGATTCTAATTATTCAAAATGGCAGACCAAGGACTTTTAGGACAATCGAAACCAGCGGCCACTACGAATACGATACTGTATTCTGCGCCGATCAACTCATCAGCTAGTGCGGTACTTAATATCGCAAATGATGGAACTGGAGCAGCATATGATGTTGCAATTAAAGACTATGATCAAGATTTAACACTTGATGCATCGACTTATAAATTACATCCAGGTGATTTAATCACAAGTTATAGAGTTACATTAAATACAGCATTACCATTATCTGCTGACCTTTTTGCAGGAACGAAACTTACATCAACAGATGGTGAGAAAAGTTTTAATTTTGAATCATTTTATGTTCCACCAACTACTGAGATTGATGTTAAGTCAGTTGCAATTAGACAGGTAGCAGTTGAATCTGTTACAGGAACTTTTGCTGTTGGTGAAACAATTACAAAAGGAACTGGTGGTAATACTACAACAACTATACTTTACGGTGCTCTTATTGGACAGGGTGGTGTAACTCTTTATGTTGGACCTTCTACTCTAAACGGATCAGGATCAGAATTTGCTGATGGTGATTCTGTAACATCAACTGGTGGTGCTACTGCAACAGTATCAACTGGTGGTGTTGGAACAGCAGGTAATGATTTTGTTCTATCAACAAATGGTACATTATTCAACCTGTTCATTAATGATGGTATTTCAGGTAGTGGTGGTCAAGATATTACAGTATTTGGAGATCGAGTTTATAAGTTTGATGTATCTGATGCATCAATGTCAGGTTTAGACTTTAGTCTATCTACAACTGTCAATGGAGAGTGGGGTCCTGATGGAACTGCTGGTAACTCTGATGATGGAACAGAATATACTACTGGTAGAACAACAAGTGGAACTGCTGGATCTGGTGGTGCTTATGTTCAATATGACTTTACTGCTAATTCAAGTTTACCAGGTCAGTTATACTTCTATGAAGGAACAACTGGAACTGCTGCTAACTCAGCATATGGTGGAGCTAATCGTCTATTGAATACTTCTTCATCATATACTTACACAGAATTGTATATCTATGATAAAGAGGGAACATGGGTGAACTCTACTGATGGATTTACTTTTGGTGGAGCAACTTATACTGTAACTGCTCAAACTGCTGGACCTTATGGATGGGTTCGTAGTTATTCAGGAACAAGTCTTAAGGTAATTTTAGGAACTGGATCTGCTGCCTTTGCAGGAACAGATACATTTAGAGATGTTCCTAAATTAAACACTGGAACTCGTACTACTGCAACAGTAAGTAGTGTAACAACTGCTCAAACTGCTTTGGCAGGAACTGAATACATCGCTAAAGATGTAACTAATGCAAGTAACGCTGTTGCTAAATTAACATCTATCGTCATTGGACCTGGTGAGAATCTCATAGTAGAAAGTGCAACTCAGAATAATGTCTTCAGTCTTATTGGATTTGAAGATGCTTCTACTGCATTTACAACTAGAGTATTTGGTGCTACATCATAAAGCACAGAGATAAATAACCATATAGGAAAGCGAATAGGTAATGTCACTAACTAGACTCAAGAATATTATTACGTCCAGAACAGGACGTATCATATATGTTAACCCTGACGATTTCGATGCTTCTGATGCTATTGATAACAGGGGAAACTCAGCATTGCGTCCTTTTAAGACATTGCAACGAGCATTTCTTGAGGTAGCAAGATTCTCATATAGAGTTGGATTAGCAAACGACGAATTTGATGCCTTCAGCATCATGCTATATCCTGCAGAATATATTATTGATAATCGTCCTGGTGAAGTTCTTTATACTAATATTCCCCCTATAGATGCTAACTCTAACTTAGATTTAACATCTGCTAATAATGTCCTATACAAATATAACTCAGTCGAAGGTGGTGTTATTGTACCTAGAGGTTGCTCTGTTGTTGGTACAGACCTTAGAAGAACTAAAATAATTCCAAAATATATACCATATCCTACTACCTTTACTCAAGGTGGTATTCTTAACGAAGCACAAGTTCCACCTAGAACAGCAATCTTCAAGGTAACTGGTGGTACTTACTTCTGGCAATTCTCATTCTTTGATGGTGCAGAAGAAGGTGTATACTACAAACCAGATTCTACAGACACACTCGCTCCTAAGTTCTCTCATCATAGACTTACATGTTTTGAGTTTGCTGATGGTTTAAATCCATTATCATCTCTTATATCCGATGGTAATGTTCCTAATGCAGATTATTCTGCTGTTCCTAATATACTTTCAAGAACTGACCTAGACATATACTATCAGAAAGTATCTAAAGCATTCGCAACAATTCCTGATACATCTGGTGATCCATCTGCTGACCAAATTCAGGCAAGGGTAGAAGAAAATAGAATCGTTGGTCCTATATCTGATGAATATAAAGTTTCTACTATTATTAGAAATGGACAAACTGCTACAGCATATACTGTAGATGAGGCGGGTGGTGCAAGAGCACACGGATTCTCTGTTGGTGTTAATATTAATATTTCTGGTGTTACTGGTTCACAAGGTCCATCTTCCGAACTTGATGCTGGACTTTATAATGGTTCATTCACTGTTACATCTGCAACGAATAGCACATTCACATATCAGATGTCAGCAGAACCTTCTGGTACTGCTAGTGGAACTAATATATCAGTTAAGACTGAGATTGATACTGTTGACTCAGCATCACCTTATGCTTTCAACCTATCACTAAGAAGTGTATGGGGTATGAATGGTATGCACGCTGATGGTGCGAAATCAACTGGTTTCAAATCAATGGTTGTGGCACAGTTTACTGGACTATCACTACAGAAAGATGATAGAGCATTTGTAAGATATAACGCATCAACTGGTAACTATGACGTAGCAACTGATGGAGATGGTGCTCACTTAGATGGATTTGCTGAGTATAGAAAGGGATGGGGTCATAGACATATATTAGCATCTAATGACGCATTTATTCAGGCAGTTTCTGTGTTCGCTGTTGGATTCCAAGGACACTTTACAGCACTTAATGGTGCTGACATGTCAATTACTAACAGTAATAGTAACTTTGGTAGTATTGCACTTAGATCTGCTGGATTTAAGAAGAAGTCATTCTCT